CCACTTAAATTATCTATACCTACTACCTTATATTCTGGTTTGTTTTCTATTATCCAATCTGCTAGTCTACTACCTAATAAGCCTGCTACTCCTGTAATTAGTACTTTTTTACTCATATTTCGTTCCAATCTGTTAGGGGAGAAAGATGTGCTGTTTCTCCATGTGTTGAATAACCTGGTATTGGGGTTATTAATAGTTCATTTTGTGCTCTTAAGTCTAAAAACATTTTAAAATCGTCGGGGTGTGTCCCAGATGTCCATTTCCTTAATATTTTTTCTGTTCGTTTTAATGTACTTACTTTTGATGCAAACGTCATTGTTGTTGAGTTTGTTACTTTCCAATGGCATGAATTTGTTAGATATACTCTTGTATCTTCCGCACCCCCAGCACAATAAGGGTTACCACCTTTGTTTGGGTTAATATATTTATCAGGATGGTCGTATAATGAAACAAAAGAGGCACCTAAACTAAAACCCTCTTTTAATATCCTCAAACTTCCTGGTTTATGTAGGTAGTCGTCCTCTAAGAAATAAATAATTTCATCATCCTCGTATGTTAATGCCTTATCCAATGCCATATTGAATGTTGCTGCTCCATTTCCTTTTTTAGTATGAATAATACTATCTCTCGTAAGGTATTTTCGAATCATGTTTTCGGTATCTGAAGAAATGTTATCGGCTATAATATGGAAAATAGCACCCTCTAATACTTCAGCAGCATTTGCTAAACATTTTTCATTACTAATATAGTCTGGTTTTACTTTATTGTAGCCAGTATCACTAATTCTGTATATAAGTCTCATATTATTTATATTTTATTCCTTTAGTAATAGACCCATCCTTGGGGTTGTGAGAATTATCTCTATATAATCGTGGTGGCATACCCCATTTATACATAAAAGTTTGAACTGCAGGTGATTCTGATGCACACATTGTTTCTTTATCTTTACCTTTTTTGGTAGCCATACTTACAAAGTGGTAAAAATGTGCCTTAGAAGTTCGATTAAATTTTAAACCATTTAAATCTAGTTTAAGGAAAAAATCCCAATCACATATAAAAGGTGATTTGTAAAGTGTATCAAAACCCCCAACAACCATATAGTCTTTTTTAGACATAGCAAAGGGAAATATTCCTCCATCAGATGTTTTAACATTATTACGTATTGTTGGTTCATATTGTTTAAAACCTTCATAATCAAATTTATTGGGATGAGTCCCAAAATCTTTCACAGGAAAATCAAATATACCTTTAAAAGGCTCAATCTGATTAATAGTTAGCACAGAATTATGTTCTAATTCTTCTTCAATAGTTTTATCCCAGTCTTTACATAATACATTATCATCATTGATAATAACAATAATTTCATTATTAGAATTATATACACCTAAATTTAATGCCATCTGCATACCCTGGTTTTCTTCTAATGGGAGGAAATTTATTTTATCAATATACTTTTCCATAATGTGTTTAGACTCGGAAGTAAACCCATCTACCACTACTATAATTTCATTTTTCGTTGATTGTCCCTCTAATGCAGATTTTAAACATATATCTAAACATTCTGGATTTCTGTATGAGGGTATTATTAAACTGACCATACTTTTAAAATTTATATACAATTAATACATCATCTGTTCTGCCTTTTACACTTCTTAAATCAATTATTTCACAATTATCATGTAAAGCAATAAAATCATCTTTAACTATGTCTAAATCTACAACATCTTCTATTATGTAAATCCCTCCTGGGGATATTTTATTATTATTTTTGAAGAGGTTGAAGGTTTTAACTTGGTCTAAAAATTTATGGGAACCATCATCTATAACGATATTAAATGTAATTCCTTTTATAGTATCTAAAAATTCAGTTTTTGTTGCATCTTCAATCCAAATTGTAAACCTATTATCATTTTTATATCCTTCTGGTTTATTATAATTACTAAATATCTCTATATCATGAATATCAACACCATATACCTTTCCTTCGTTAAAATATTCGTACCACATTTCAAGTGATTCCCCATATGCTATTCCGATCTCTAACAAATTAACCTTACTATTTCTATAAGGTTCAAGTAGTTTTTCATATGTGGAAATATAAGAATGGGCAGAGCCTTTATCACCATGCCCCCCTGCAGGATTTGGGTCCATATATTGTTGGTAAATTTCTTGTAGTGGTTTTTTAGTAATATTTGACATAATCCCCTTTTCTATATTAGAATACCTTTCATTTTGAGACTCTTGTTTTTTAACCTGTTTGTTATGTTCTATACTAAATTGTTCCTCTAATGGTAAAATTGCAAATGTTTTATACCCCGTAACCATACCATGAACTGGGTGTCCTGTCCATTGTATGTCGGGTGTATTTTTGTATACTCGCTTTTGTTGGTCAGCCCAATTTATTATAGGGGTGTAAAATTTGACTTTTAATTTATCCATTTATATTTTATTTGGTTATTTTTGATTTTGTAATTTAATTTCCCAAAACTCCACTTTAAACCCCTTGATGCTTGTGTTATACTTTTATATGTTTTCCCCTCTATTTGGATTTTCTGATTTTTGGTTCTTTTTACTCCTTTTTTATATTCTTTCCTTGCACCAGGTTTAATATTTTTTTTAATTTTTTCAGTTTTAAATTCCCAAATAAACCCCAATGCTGTTCTCTGTTTCCCTAAACAACAAGCACTTACTGCATCTACGTTATTAGATTTTAATTTTATACAGGCATCCAAACCACATCTCCACTCTTGGATGAAATTTCCTCCCAAATCATATTGTAATACAGGCTTAAGGTTTTGACGATTCCAATCAAATTTCCCCCCCTTTGTTAAATTTACACCACTTATGTAAGTTTTATAATATTTAACCCAATATTCTTCTCTTTCATTTAATATATCATTACCACATTCTTCAATTACTCTCCTATCAAATCTATTATCAAAATTAGTAAACCCAAATATTTTAATGAATCTTTTTAATATTTTACTTCCAGTTTTATAACTTTCCCTCCTCCCATTAGTTTTACCAACATAAATAACTCTTTTTCTTAATTTATCATAATAACAATAAATGTAGGGTTGGATTAATTTTCCAGACATATGTTTTGATTATACATATACATAAATCAGGAAAATTAACCCTCTTCTATAATTAAATTGTATTGTTTTAATAAGTTATATTCATCTAAATCATTTAGGTCATCTAAATCAAATTCCCTTTCTTCAATTATATTTTCTAATTTACTTATATTCCAACCCCATTTTTTAATATGTTCAGGGGTTAAGCCTTCTACAATATTTTTGCGAGGAATAACTAGCATATCAACATTATTTTCCTTTAGAATAGATTTCAAATTATTTATTAAAACCTCATGTGGTATTTCGTCACTATCTATCTGAAATATGTATTCTCCACTACACTTAGTTCCCAAATAGTTTTTATTCTCTAGGAAATTCTGTTGAAAATCAAATGGAAAACTATTAATAAGATGTTTATGTTCTTCTAGTATTGATAAGACTTGAGGTGTTACTCTATTTTGATCATATACTACTACAATTTCATCTTCTTTATCTATAAGGGGGGTTAAAAAGGTAATTAAATGCAACAATTCTTTATGTTCGTTACAGCAAGTAATACCATAGGATATTTTCATATTTATTATAATTTAAGATGGAAGAGCTCCTATATAACTTAAAGCATCAATATAGTCCCGCTCTTTAAAATAAGTTATTGTAGACATATCTGGTTTGTAATTTGATTTAGAACCATCTTTATTAACTATTTCTTCATCTAATTTTACCGCCTTTACAGCTGCCCATTCCCAATCATTAATGTTAGTACCTGATGCATATACCATTCCTAATTCGGGAACATTGATATTATTTGGAAGCCATACTAATTCTGTAAAGGGGTCTATCCAAGCTAAATCTTTATATATTTCAGGAAGTAAAGACATTTGTTCATTATAGAAATCATTACCAACTACCATTAAGGTATTTGTCCAAAACCCGCACGATAGGCTCATGTATTGGGTTATATCCTTGTTTACTTCTATCTTATAGCAAAGGTCTCCTCCTGATTTTGCGCATATAACTATTTCATCATGTTGTTTCATATTTTATAATTTTGGTGTTACTAATTTTGGTAAAGATAATTCAATCTGTTGTGGGAAACAAGGAATATTAGATTCTAATATATTTTCTACTAATTTTTTCATAGCATCAAACGAAAAACTAGTTTTAATATAATGCCCCTGTTTTTTACCTCTTACTATATAATTCTTATAATTAATATAAACATCCTTAAGGACATCTATGGATGCTTTATTATCAACCCTAAACCATTGGGTTTCTGCTAATAACCATCGGTTAGCGGCGCTAGGATGAACAGGTTCTAATCCTCCAGGTAATAAAATACAATTTTCTTTTGTTAAAAAATCAACATGACCTGACCAACCTGATGCTATAATAGGTTTTTTACTTAAACCAAATTCTGCTAAAGGCCTACCATAACCTTCACCCTTAGTGAAACTAACCATGGATTTAACTTTTGGATGGTTATATAAATCATTTACTTGTTTATCTGATAGATTACCATTAAAAATGTAAATATTAGGTAATTTGGTATTACTAGGATATTTATTTTTTATAGCTTGAATTTTTTGTAGTAATTCTTCTCTACTTAAGTAACTATTTCTTCCTGTGCTTGCTTTTAATATTAAGGCAGGTAAAGATTTTTGATTTTTAAAGGCTTCAAAAAAATTATTAACTAATACACCAACATTTTTTCTATCGTGACCAAAATCACCCCCCATCCAATGACCAACAAATAAAAAACAAAAAGATTCTTTAATTTCTTTAAGGTCTAAGCTTACTTCTTGAGGGGTTTTGAAGAAATAGGTGTTTAAATCAACCCCTTCAAACACTACTTCAATTGGTTTTTCTAATTTAACTATCCCTTGGATTATGTTTGTTTGTTTATCCCTTTGTTCAAATTTAATGCTTTCAAATACCTTTTTACTATGTTGAGAAGAAACTAAATTAATATCCATTCTATTTAATCCTTCAATCCAACCTATGGCACACCCCGTGCTTTCAATCCCAGCAGTACAACCAATATTGTATTTGCCTACAGGTTGAAATTCACTTGGAATGGTTATTTGCATCCAAATATCAGGTTTAGATTGAATATTAGGAATAATAAGTGGTTTTAGAAACGCCCACTCGTCATGGTTATCTATAAAACCTGTTGGTGTATCACCCCATTTTTGGGACAGTAATTTAACATCATATTTATCTAGTTCTACTATAGATTTTATCACATCTCTGCTTCTTCCTCCGTAACCTGAGTAGGTATCTACTGGTGAACTGATTATAAAAACTGGTTTGTTCATTAATATACAATTTTATGGTTTAATATTCTTCCTTTATATTCTGTTGCATTTACTATTTCAAAATCACTTCTAGGTTCCCAAATTGAAAATAATTCATCAAATGCCTCCATTACTCTCTGTGCTTGGTGTTTAGCTGTAAAACCTGCTTCATCACCTAAAGCCCATTCTCTACCTTTTAAACCTTTAACTTTACGTTCTTTATCTGTTAAATCATATACTTCTTTTATTCTTTCACAAGCATGCTCCCAGGCACACCTATCATCAAAAATATAAGGTGTTTGAGGTGAGCCTTGGATTGATCTGTTTGTAGGATAAACGGGAAACATCCATTCTCCGTGGTCTTGATATGTACCTCTATGGTTAGAAGGTATATCTGCACTAGGTGTAAACCATTCCCCCTTCTCATCAACAAATCTCATTTGATCCTGCATTCCTCCTGTTACATTAGCAATTACCGGGGTACCTGTTAGAATAGCTTCAGTAACAGTTAACCCCCAACCCTCATTAGAAGTAAGTAGGATTTGAACGTCGGCTATATTATATAACCAATTTAAATGTTGTCTTGATAATTTATTATGAGAGAAAATAATATTTTTCTCATATTTTTCGCTAAAAAGATATTCCGCAACCGCCCCTAAATCCGTACCATGGTCTGTAGACAGCTCTGTGTGTAATATAAATCGGCATTTATCTGCTTTTTCTTTAGGAAGGGAATCTAAAAATACTTTAAAGGCTAACATTGTATCCGGTATTTGTTTTCTTCGAATATTTCTAGAATTAAAAAACATTACAAAGTTAACATCATCACCCTTTACAACACTATTTCTAAATTTAATAAATTCTTCGTGTTCGGTGTGATTTTTGTTTATTGGATAAAATTGTTTGTGGTTTAACCCATGAGGAACATATTTAAAAACCCTTTTGCTATTATCACAATCCTCTAAAACTAACTTATTAATATTAACAGTTTGTTTAGAAATACCCATTAATAAATCACATGCCTCGTAGTAGGGTTTGTTGTACATGGGAACAGGGTAATTATCCCATATATTTAAATAAACTAAAGGACAATTTTTTCTAATCTCATCTTCCATATTAAAAATATGCCTAAAATACCTTGGATCTGTTATCAACATTACAGCATCAGGTTTTTCGAAATTGATAATTTGTTGTAATTCATTAGACTGGGCATATCCATCTACACAATATAAAAATACAGAAGAATCATCAATCTCTGCTTCTGCATTTATAGAAGTAGATATGTCTAATTTTTTGCCTTTTTCAGGATGTTGGATCGCCCCAGCAACATTTACCCAATTAAAATGGTGGGAGGTATGTATTACAATTTCTTTAGCAATGGTTGCTACTCCAGAATGTACTCTAATATCGTCACAAACTAAAATTATCTTTTTACGATACTTTTGCTCGACGTGAGGAAAACGGGCATTTTGAATGTTAGACATATTTATTTAATTTTACTTATGTTATTATATTTCTATGTTTGTTTGATTAGAGATCTGTTTTCTAAAATCCTCGTTTGTTAAGTATAAAAATAAGGCACGGTCGGCAAGTTTTTGAAAACTAAACTTTCTTCTTACACATTCAACTCTAAATTCTTGAAATAGATCACCTCTTACTTTAACACTAGTTAGTATCATTTTTTTTTCTTCGGACATAATTTTTTATTTTAATTATATTTATTTTATTTATGTTATGGAATCTACGAAAATTGTAGGTTGGCCCCACATAATTTCGATCCTTTTATTCTATTTTCCAGTTTAGTTAGAGGTTGTAGATTAGTATAATGAAAACATTTCTCCTGTTCGTTAGGTTTACTTAAATTAAACATACTACAAGGTAGGATATGATCTATTTCCCAATAACTTCCATGATTATCCATAGTCATCTCCCCGTAAAACTTACTTTTTAAATATAACTTTAAATCCTCTATGGAACATCCTAATAGTTTTATTACTGATGATGATTTAGCATTTGTATTTAAGGCATTATTAAATCTACTTCTTAGATTGGATTTTAGTTTGAAATTTATATCACTATTATATTTCCCACTCATATATTCCTTGTAATAAGATGGATTTTCCTCTTTCCAATTTTTTATATATTCTTTTATTTTGGTTTTATTATCAACCCAATATTTTGAAGCATATAATTTCTTTTCTTCAAAATTTTTAACATTATAAGACGCCATATACTCTTTAATTTTCTCTTTATTTTCTGAATAATATATTTTTGAGTAGTTACTTATTTTTTCTTTATTTTTCTCTTGGTATTCTTTATTGATTTTATGATTTTTATGGGATTTTTTACATGCTTTACATACATCATTTCTACCATCCTTATACCTTTTATTTTTAGAAAACAATTCTAAAGATTTGGAAGTTTGACATTTATAACATTTTTTCATATTATATATTTTATTATACATATATGAACCTTCCAACCTATTGAAGTTGTTTTTAAGAAGATATTCCATCTTTACAATGTTCAGTATTTAAATAAGGGCAAAAAGTACACCCAAATTTTGTTGGGTTTGTTGGATATTCTCTCTCTCTTATTTTACCCCTAATGTCAAAACATTCTTCAATAAAATCATTAACTAAACCATTAGAATACTTTAATGATATTTTACTATCTAAAGGCTTAAACACTTGTATTCTACTTACTGGGTATCCATTATCAATAGACCATTGGTTTAGTTTTCTTTTTAATATAAAGAATTCTACTTCTATTTTATCTAGGGGAATATGATATTGTTCAGAGAAAAATTGTTTGTACAATAATAACTGAGCATGTATTGTTTTATCTTTCTTCTTATAATCCCCCCATGATTTAGTTGATGTCTTTATATCGATTATCTTAAATGTATCTGTTGGTTCGTGGTACATAACAACATCTAAATACCCAGTATATAATACATTATTTAACATCTTATTAGGGGGAATGGTAATAGGTATCTCACAACCTATTAAATATGTTCCTCTTTTACTAAAATACCCGCTTTTTTTCTTTTTAAACCAATTTAAAATCCCAATACCATCTTCAAAAAATTCCCTCATTTCCTCGGCATTAGAGAAATGATTACCATTATTAGCCTTATATTGTTTTTGGTATTCTCCTATATACTTTTCTCGGAATAATTCTTCAATATCTATTTTATTTGCTATAACCCCATTTTTATTGTACATAACATCTAAATAATGTTGTATTACCTCATGCATTGCACTTCCAAAAACTGTATGTATACTAGATGTGAATTTACGTTTCTTGTCCTTATACTGTAATTTCCAGCGGTGTTGGCAACCCCTATAAATTGACATTTGAGAATACGATATATTCTTTTGAAATGCATAATTAACAGCAGTAGGAGGGTTATTTCTAATATCTTTTATTATTTGTGGTAATTTCTTAGCCATAACCTATAATTTGTCTTTTTTACTTCGATTTTCAAAAATTGATAAGGGTCTAGTATTAGTATAATGGAAGCTACCCCCCTTACTAGTAGGTATAATATGGTCAATTTCCCAATACCCATCCTTACCATAACTTTCCCAAGTCATTTTTTCATCAAATTGATTTTCTAAATATTTCTTATATTCCTCAATATTACAACCTAAATATTTTTCATATGAACCACTTTTTCCATCATTTAAAACCCTTCTAATGTAATGACTTACATTTTCTTTTAAAATATAATTGGGGTTTGTTTTTCTGTAATCCCTCATATATTCTCTTCTAGTTTTTCTATGATGTTCTATATTTTCTGTTCTCCACTCTTTGACATTTAGTTTTTGTATTTCTTTATTTGTGGGGTTTTCTAAGTATGATTTTTTATATTCTTTAATTTTTTCATAATTTTTTTCATTGTATACCTTTGAATTTTCAATTATTGTTTTTTTATTTTTTTGATAGTATTTTTTATGGGTAAGTGATATTTTCTCCTTATTATCTTTATTATACTTTTTATTTCTTTCCCTACCACATAACTTACACTCATAAGCTAAACCATCCTTAGAAATTTTTAATTTATTAAAGGAACTCAAGCTTAAATTTTTATGACATTTAGTACATATTTTATTTTTCATATCTATGTTTTATTATACATATGGGGATTTTGTCGAAAAATGATAGGTTATCACCATTTATCTTTCCCTACTAATAAAGCTATTAAAGCATAATTTGAAATATCCCTCCAGGTATCTTCTATAGATTCATCTTCTAGGGGGTTGGTGTGGTTTTTAACCACCATATTTTTTAACCTATTCATTTTATCAATCATCCTAATCCATATAGAGGTTAGGGAGAGTTGTTTATCTTCTTTATTTTCTAAGTTACCCCCTAAGGAGATATTACCCCTCCCATATGAAATCATTTTCCGTGAAAATAATTCGTATTGCTCTTGTTGTATGTTTTTAAACTCATTTGCTAATTCTGGGTATTTATGTTCAAAATATAATGAACACTTTGGTGGTGGTGTCGTTACTTTTTTTTCTAAATCACTGAAAGTTGGTATTGGTGAAAACCCAGTACCATTTGGTAGGGTTGTTGATGTTGTAAATGTCTCACACATAGTTGCTGACCCCGTAGTTAATCCTGTGGTTGGTCCTAAATATGTCCCCCCTGTTGAATAATTTCCAATTTGCTGTTTTGCGTTCATAATCTCCCTATCACTCATAATTTCTTCGTATTTAGTAATTGAACTACCCATTGATTTGTGTTGTTTCAGTAAAATATTTGTGTAATGTTGCTAATCTATCATCAGCATCTACTAACATTGAAAGTGCTTCTTCTGCGTTTTTATAAAAATCTCCTGTAGAATGGTCACCTATTCCAACTGCCTGTTTACCTAATAAATCTAGGGATAACATTGATTTTGCTTTATCCGCTTCTGCGGATGATACTAACATTTTATAAAGTAATATTGTCATTTTAATAATTGTTTAAGTTCTTTTTTATCTATACCTCTATTCATTAATATACGACTTATTTCTGTGGTATCCAACAAGGTTAAATATTCTATTATTTCCCTAGATGAACATTGAAAGTGGTTTTTTAAATGGTCTAATAATTGGGGGTTGATTTTTTTAACTGATGATTTAATATATTTGCTCCAGTTGTTATTTTGAGGGATAAATTCTCTATATACATTGTATACCATAATTTTTTCTTGAGGAGAAATTACTTGTGCCATGTTAACCACTTCTATATAGTTAATGTTTTGACTCATAAACTTATGAATCATAAAAGTATTAAATAAATCCCATTCAGCATCAGTAAAAGAAGATGAAGGTGATTTTTTTGAATTTATTTCTTTAATCCAACAAAATATATTTTTCATTTATACCAATTCATCTTTCAATTCCTCTCTTAACTCCATTGGTATTCCTTCACCTAATATTTTCATTGAAGATGGATCATAAAATACAGGAATAGGCATAATAGCATCATTATCTGTTCCTGCTATAAATTTAGAAATTTTCCTTAGAATAACTCCACTCATAAAGATGCTTCCACCTTCTTCATTTTTAATTCCTGTAGTATTAGTTAAATCTATATTTAACTGTGGTTGTTTTTGTTTGTCTTGATTCATAATTATTTGTTATTTATTATTTATTATTTATTATATTTTGTAGTAAACTTATTGTATTAATTTCTTTATCTAAACGGAAATTAGCCTTATATTGGTGTTCATTTATTAAAATAGCGGCGGTACCTACTTTACCTGGGAGATATTCATCTGCATTATCAAATAAGTATCTGAATAAATCTTCAAAGTCATCAACGTTTGAATTTGCTAGTATTTGTCTTATCTTTTTAATTTGGGGTGATTTTAATTTTAATTCACCTACAATAGCAGACATATAACCTGTTGAGATAAGTAAGGAATCATCAATCTTTAACTCCCCCCCAGTACTACTTGATTGAATTGTATTGAGCATTTTTCGGATATCAGGATAAAACCTGTTAACAATTTTTCCAATGGCATTTGGTTCATAACTAATGCTTTCAATATCACAAATAGTTGCTATATGTTCTGCTACTTCTTTTTTTGTAGGTGGTATTATTTTAAAGGTTTGACATCTTGATTGTAAGGGGTCTATAATTCTTTCTACATAATTACAGGTTAAAATAAACCTAGTAGTACGTGAAAATGTTTCAATAATGTTACGGAGAGAAGCCTGTGCTTGTATTGTTAAAAAATCGGCTTCATCTAAAATTACTACTTTAAGTGGTTTAAACGATGCAACACTTGCAAAACTTGATACCTTATCCCTAATAGTCTCAATTCCTCTTTCGTCACTAGCATTGATGTAAAGATAATCACAATCAAGTTTACCTACAATAATTTTAGCCAATGTAGTTTTACCTACTCCCGCTGTACCGTAAAATAGATAATTCTGGATATCATTATTTTCTAGTTGATTAGCAATTGATAATTTTAAGTTAGCATTGCCAACATAGTTGTCTAAACTAGAGGGCCTGTGTTTTTCGTTCAGTAATGTGTTTTCTTTACTATCCATAAATCAATACTCACCGTATAATGAGAATTTTTTTTCTATTGGTTTTTCAATAATTACTTCCTCGGCATTTATAGCGAATAATTTTCCTTCTAAAGGTGATAATTTGTAATTACCTTTAAACCCAGTTTTAGACATATATGCTTCGAGAGTATCTGTTAATGTTTTATATATAGTCCCATTAGGTATATCTTCTACTAGAGACCAACGATCCCCTGGGGCTTGTCTATTAGCTATTAAAATTGGGGTTTCTTTGGTTTTGGTTTCTTCCATGTCCATAATATACAAAAAATAAATGGGGAAGCCTAACACTTCCCCAATTAAATTATTTAGATTCCTCTACAGATGCTTTTTTATAATCTGTAACTAGTTTCTTAATTGACATTGCTGCGGAACGTGCTCTCTGTTGAGATGCCTTTGTAGTTCCTACGTGATTTTCTGTTAAGGTGTTAAAATGACCTTCCATTGCTTCAAAAATTTCTTGTTTACTCATTTTCAATTGTGTTTATTAATTATTAATTATTTACATCATTCCCGCACCCATTTGGGCGTTAGAATCTAACATTCTCATTTTTTCTAATTGAGATGTTTTATCTTGAGTTAAAGTACACTCAGTTAATAGAACTGTTCCTGCTACAGAGGCGGCGTTTTCAAGTGCTAACCTCGTAACTTTGGTAGGATCAATAATACCTGCTTCTTTAAAATTTTCAATTTCACCCGTTTTAAGATTATAGGATTCCCATATAGTATTATTTTTAATAATATCACGTGCTAGGATGCTAGATTCTGTTTTAGTAATACCAGCATTAGTTAAAATTTGTTCAAATGGAGTACCACAAGCTTCATATACTATTTGTGCTCCTATAGTTCCTTTTATAATAGACTCACGTGCAACTAATAATGCTTTACCACCACCAGGTACAATACCTTCTTCAATAGCGGCTTTTGTAGCATGAAGAGCATCATCAACTCTATCTTTTTTCTCTAACATTTCGGTTTCAGTACTTCCACCAACATGAACAATAGCTACTCCTCCAACAAATTTTGCTAATCTATTTTGGAGTTGTTCTTTTTCATATGGTGTTTTACCTTTTTCAATTTGTAGTTGTAATTCATCAATACGGGTTGCAATAGCATCCGCATCTCCTTTACCATCTACTATAGTTGTTTGATTTTTTGTTATAGTTGCAATACGGGCTTCGCCAAACCAATCCCAACTAAATTTATCAAGTTTCATGCCCTTATCTTTACTAAATACCACACCACCTGTTAGATTAGCAATATCTTCCAAAATAAGTTTTCTTCTTTCACCAAAATCAGGTGCTTTTACGGCACATACATTAACTGTGCCTCTCATTTTATTTACAATTAGGGTAGCTAGTGCCTCATTATCAATGTCTTCCGCTATAATTAATAAAGATTTCCCTTGTGATGATACAGCTTCAAGTATAGGTAATAATTCTTTTACTGTATTTAATCTTTGGTCTAAAATTAAGATTGAAGGATTATCTAATGTACAAGACATAGTATTATTATCCGTAACAAAGTAAGGAGATTTATATCCTCTGTCAAATTGCATTCCTTCAACTGTTTCAAGATAAGTATCCCCGGTTTTAGATTCTTCTATGTGAACTACACCTTCTAAACCTACTTTATCAATTGATTGGGCAATTAGCTTACCTGTTTCAATATCATTATTTGCAGAAATAGTAGCAATTTGTTCTAATTGACCTTCTGATGATATGTTTTCCGAGACTTTTTCTCTTAGATCATTTACTACCTCTTTAATAGCCTTCTCAATTTGTCTTTTAATTTCAACAGCATTTTCACCATTATCTAGATGAGATAATCCCTTTTTAATCATTTCACGTGCTAGCAATGTAGATGTAGTAGTACCATCACCCACTTTTTCTGCTGTTTTAACCGCAGCTTGTTTAATTAATAGTACTCCTAACTCTTCACTAGGATCATCTAATAAAAATGCTTTTGCAACAGTAACACCATCTTTGGTAGATTGGGGTGATTCTTGAGATCCTCGAAATATAACTACATTCCTACCATTAGGTCCTAAAGTAGAAACAACAGCATCTGCTAGTTTATCTATCCCATTTTGTAACTTTGTTCTGGCATCCTTACCATAATGAATTTTTGTTTCCATTTTTATTTGTTTTTTAATTGTTCATTCACTTCTAGAATTTTTGCTAACACCTGGTTCTCTGGTCCGATGTAATACTCTACCCCTTCAAATGGTAATTTTGTAAAACCCTGAGTGGGAAGTACTACTTTATCTCCGATTTTTACTTGTGGTACTAATAGTACACCACTAATAGTATACCTACCAGGACCCACTGCTATTACTTCACCAAAGGTATTTGTATCTTTCCCCATGTCGGGTACAATAATGTTACCATAAACAGTCTCTTCTGCTTCTATTGGTTTAACGATAACGGCATCATAAAATGCTTTTAATTCTCTCATCTACGTATTGTTTTAAATTTAATGTTATTTGTTTGTAATTTTCTATATATTCACCTAAACTATTATAGTTTTTATCATTACTTTGCAACTCAGAAATTCTTACCAAAGCCGCCTCTATAGTAGGATAATAATACAAAGATTTTTCATAAGTTTTGGGTGTACCTTTTTTAGATCTAAAGTGAGTAGCATCGGATGTTACATTCATCTTAATGGTATAACTATACTCATCTTTTGTGATAAAGTAAGGCTCCAGTAAAGGATCAGTAATGGTTTTGATAGATTTTCTTTTTGTAGTCATTTATAACTGTTTTTATATTATCCATAAATATACGAACAATAGTGCGCTAGGACACGCTTTTTTGTGAAAACTTTTATTTAATTTTAATTTTGCTTTTAGCTTTGGGGTTGCTAATGGGAATAAAAATATGTAGTAAACCATCTTCCATTGAGGCTGATAGTTTTTCTAATTCATATATAGCTGCTACTTTGTAGCCTAGATTAAATGATCTTTTAGCTAATCCTCTATAGATATACCCAAAATAATTTTCTTCTTCTTCTGGTTTGTTATAGGTAATTTTTAAAAGATCTCCATCTATTTCTAGATCGATATCTTCTTTAGTTAGACCTGTACAAGCAACTTCAAAGTGAAGGCCGTTGTCGTCGTAAAAGATATCTAGTGGGTGGGATTGTTTATTATCAAATGTGGTGGGTTGAT